TCTCGTAACCCTGCATTTCATATTTTGCCTGTGCTTCTAAATCACGTTTTCTCTCGGCGATACTTTCGATAACCTCTGAATCAAAATAGTTTTTTGCTTCTTTCAGTTTGTTCAAATATGCCGATTTGTTTCTTGGGTTATAAAGGTTTTGTGCTTCGCCTAATAGTCTTTCAACTTCGGCTCTTGTTTCTACATCTAGTTGTCTTGAAAGCTCTGCATAAGTTAAAAACTCCTGATTATCAATATATTGGTCATATTTGATTTTTAACTCAGGGTTAAACTTTCCGTCTTCTGTTACATACTTAGGACGTTTGCTTTCATACTCCTGTATGCGTTTTTCAAGTTCTGCCACCTTGTTAAATGACTTCTCGGCTTCTTTATAGCCCTTTTCCAAGTCCTCTATGCTCTTATACTTGCCTGCATAAAGTTTTTCTGCCTGTGTAGGCTCGGACTCTTGGGTTTCCGTTTCGGTTGTTGTTTCAGCCGTTGGTTCTGTCGGTTGCGTTGGTTCTGTTACTGTTTCCGTAGTGTCCGTTTCGGGTGCGGAAGTAACAGAAGTATCAACATTTGCCGTTTCAACGGGTGTTGAAATTTCTTCCATAAATATCTCCTCTATTGATTACACAGCCTATTGCTGCAAATATTTTTCAGGTAATGTTAATAAATCATCTAATAGAGTAACCATACCGACTATCTGCTCGGCAGGTCGTTTTTCTTTTGCATAATTGCAAATTCTGTTTATTAAAAAATCTTTTACGTTATTATCAAGTTTTGAATTTCGCCTAAACCATAGGGCTATTCTGCGTTTGATTTCCAAGTCCATTGTTTATTCCTTGTTGTTGTTGCTGTTGCATTTGTTGTGCGTACATTGCACCCTGCTGGATAACAGGCATTATCTGTTGTCCTATCATTTGTTGTATTTCTTCGGGCATCTTCTTGACTTCTTCTGCAATTTGGTCTATCTGATTCGGTTCTTTGAAGAATTTATCAACGTTATCAAAACCGTTTGCTTCAAGTCCTGTTTTCAACACCTCAACCCAATCTATCTGCTCGAATAATACAGGGTTTTCTGCTGCAGAGTTCATCATCTGATAAGCATCTAAAAGTTTTGCTCTGCGGTCAACTAATGCGTTTCTATCTTCATAATAATACTGATAATTCGCTTGTCTTATTGCTGATGTGATTTCTACCTCTACCCTCTGACCCCTATCTCTGATAAGTATAATTTCAGGTTCGGTCTTAAACATAGCAAGCAATTCAGCGATATTTTCTATTACTTGTAATGAAATCTGATAAATTTTATCTAACTTCATAGCAATACGAGTATCAGCACCGTTTCTAGCAAGTTGCATTTCTGTAGCGGTTCTTTTCCCTACTGCAATATTTCCCATAACATTCGCATTTATAGCAGAGGCATCTGAAATATCGTTTGCTATCAAAGAAACAATATCACCGATATTATTCGCATCAAATCGCATCGGTTCGGGGGCTTTTCCGTCATAATTGTTTTCGTACTCAAACCACTTGCCCGGTTCATACTCTATAATACCGTTCTTGTATTTTTCTTTTAAGTAGCTGTCATTAGCCCAAATCGGTGGGTTTGCGTTTAATTTTGCAATATCTGAAGCCGTATTTACTAAACTCTCTTTTGCTTTGGTTAGTTCTAATATACTCTTTAACGGTGAAATTCCTCTCCCTGTTTCATCATCTTTTTCAGTATAGCCGTAAACAAAAGGAGTAATATAAACCGGGTTTTCATCAAAGAATAACAAGTATTTGCCAACTAACACCTCACATACTACATTTTTATAAAGTTTGCCATTGAAACGAAAATCACCATGCAAATATAAGACTTCAAAGCTATCGCCATATTTTACCTCTTGGCTTAACATATCATCATCAAGTACGGTTTGAGGCGGTGTCGATGTGCTTTCTTCACTTAATAATTCTTGTTCCTGCTCTTTAGTAAAGGTATAAAGTGGGTTTGCTTTGATTTCCTCTATGGTCATAAACCTTTTGAAAATCTTTATACATTTATCCCAACTTTCTTTCTGTCCAAACCTGAAAGAAGAAACATCAAACTCGAAAAACATAGGATTTATTGCTTCAAGGTTTGCATTTTCCTCAATAGGTAATTCGACTTCCTGAAATCCCATTAAAGGGTCATATCGTTTTACCTTTTTAACCCTCTTCTTCCAATCAGTTTTGAATATAAGTTCGCCATACAAACCCCAATAATCAACCGCAAGGTCATATTGATTACCAGCTTTCATCTTTTTTAATGCGTAAGTGATAGCTTCTTTCTGTTTATCTGCGAGTTCTTCTGCATCTTTATCAACTCCGACAACATCAAACATCTGACCCTCTTGCGACCATACCTCTTTCCACATAACAGATTTGAGGGAGTCCCAAGTAGTGTAAATCTTGTTTTCTTTAATGTTTGATTTCCATTCTTTCGTGCGGTTTCTGTCGGGTTGTGTAAGTTGAACATACTTTGTCAACTCAATACCTGTTGAAATCTGCGTTTGTCGTTTGTTTCTGAAATCTCTGTACCACCTTGAAACTTGAGCTGCTAACTCTGTTCTTTCGCTAGGGTTCAGTTTCTTAAATGGAGTTTGTTTTTCTATCTCAATTGTTGGCATAATTCCTTTTCCTGATTGGGAAGTAATAATCTATTAAATATGAGCCTGCATCAAATATGTGTCCGAGAAACTTATTTTGTTTGTCCTGTTTAATCTGCTGAAATGTCGGTGCATCTATCTGACTTGTACCGGGCTTAAACTTTAGATTTTCCATATTGTAAATAAACTTTTCGCACTTCGGAGATACAATTATATTTCTCTGTCCTGTACTGTTTAAGACCATTTCATTAAAAGCTTGTATTCTCTCAATTATCGGGGGATTGTGTTTTTTAATATCTATCCTGATATGCTTTTTAAAATGTCTTTCTAATTCGTTTTTAATGATGATGTAATTACTGTGTTCACTCTGGCAACTTCTGTAATCACCGCTTGCATCACCGTTTACAATTATCTTGCCTTTGTGATTTCCGTAACGTGATATAAACTCTTGTATTGCTTCTCTTGTGCTTGTATTCTCGATAACAATTTCATCAATGAAAAATACTTTGTCTTCTGTTTTATGTGCTACAAGCCACATCATCGGGTCCACGTTAAAATCGCAAGTTAAATGTAAATCTAAAGTGTCTATGTGTTTACATTCTTTTATGTTGTCTTTGGTAAAGTTCTTAACTACTAGACCGCTTGTATAATCGCCAAACTCACCCAAAACATTTATTCTGAAATATTCAGGGTCATAACTTGCTTTTAACTCTTCAACGTAATGTTTTGGCAAGAATGTATTTTGCGTAGTCGGTGCCTGAATGAACCGATAATTTTCTTTTTTATTCTGAACAAAATGTTTATAAATCCAGCCCTTTGTCATTTCGGGGTTCGTATGGCCAAATAAACGGTATTTAAAATCTTTCCATTCAGGTTTTGGCTCTTGTCTTAACCTTGATAAAAGCATTTTAAACGTGCTTTCGGGAGTGTCCGACATTTCCTCTATCTCTACAAAGCCCAAGTTCAAAGATTTTAGTTTGAATGGTTCTTCAAGATGTCTGAATAAAATTTCAGAGCCGTTAGAAAATTTTATTTTGCTTTCGCCTGCTTTGTAAAAATAATCTCTTTCCGCAACAAGTCCGATTTTATCAAAATGTTCAAAATAGGTTTTTAAGGTTGTATCTCGAACGAGTGGGAATGTCATCGCACCAACTAGCCCGATAATTCCCGGATATTTATAGCAAAGTAAAATTCCTAGCAAAGAGCCTGCAAATGTTTTACCTGAACCGTAACCGCCTTGATAAATCGCAACATCAAGATTAAAATTATGCGGAATGTTTAAAAATTCTTTTTGCGCTGGTAAAAGTTTATAATCCATACTAAATGTTTATGCCTGAAATGTTTATTGTCGGTGGGTTAATATTTTCGACAACATCTTTTGGCTTTTGTCCGATTGTATCTCGAATCGTAGTGTAAGCTGAAACGTCTCCGTGAATTGCTTTTTTGATTATAGAGTTAGTTATGGCGATTTCGTTTGTTTCGCCCGTTTCTTCATTTGGTAAAGAAAGAGCAATTAAAAGAAGTTGAGCAAGAGTTTACTGTTCTTTTATTTTTGCGTTTGTTATTGCAGCACCTTTCCTACCGTTTTCCGACCGTTCGGCAGGAGTAAAATCTTGTTTCAAATTCTTTAAACTATTTTCTGACATTTTTCTTTTTGCCATAATTTTATCACTTTTTATTGTTTTGACATTATAACTGTGGTAAAATCGATATCAAATGACGTCAAAATGAAAGGATTTTATATGTCAAAAGATGAAAGATTAACCGTTAGATTACCTATT